ACAACCAACATTTATAATTGGTGTCTATCGTACATTTCCTTTAAAGCCGCTTGAATTACTTCCAACTCCTAAATGGAACAATCCATATGCGCATATAAAATCAAAGGTAAAATCATATAATACAATTCAATCAAAACAAACTAAAAACGATACATCTAAAAAAGAAAGTATCTAAGCACACATAAACCTTTCTAGTACAATCTCACAGAGTGAGACCCTACTATGAACAATCTTGGAACACGGCCTCTTGGCAATTCCACAACAGTCCTTGATCTTGCAGATCGTGATGAAATGGACGACGACATGTTTCCACTATCATCTGAAAAATCCTGGTTTACTCGCGATACAAATCGCCGTTGTCTAAATTATAGCACTGTAATTCAAGAATTTGTCCACAAAGGTTCTGCTGAATTTGGTGGTCGTCTTGTATTTGAAATAGGATCTGTAAAAGCATGTGATCTACTTTTATCTGTTGTTCTTCAAATAAAACTTGGACATTGGTTGCCCCCTTCAGTCATAGAAAATATTCAGAATGGTACATACACCTATGCAAATCCTAGCGCCGCTTGGTTCTATGCCAATAGTCTCGGCACAACCCTTATTGCAAAAGCAGAGTTTCTCTTAGAAGATCAAGTTCTGGAAACAGTAGATGGAGATTTTTCAAATCTTTTTAGTCTTCTCTTTCCCGATGTAAATACACAGTTTGGTGTCGCAGCAGATGGAACGGGTCGTGTATCTACCTCACAACTTCTTACCTGGAACCCAAACCGTGTTTTTCCAACATCCAATGGTTTTATAAGTTGTATCTTGCCATTTAGTTTTCAACGTATCCGAGCGCGCAATGGATTTCCACTTCTTTCCTGTAAAGAAGGTACAGTTCGTATTGCACTTACCTTACGCCCCTTTTCCGAATGTGTACGAATTGCCAGTGGAGTCCGACCAACTTGTAATGAAACTCCTCTTGGTAAATCATTTGTATTTAATGTACAAGGTGGTGGAACACAAACTGTAGTAGCATCTTCCACTGTTCCACAGTTTGAGGATGTTCGCCTTATAACATATGGATCACTCTTAGATGGTAAATTACGTCAAGCATGTCTTCGTGTACCATTTGATCGTCTTTTTCGAGAAGTGCAAATCTTCAAATTCACAGAACCAATAAAATATATCGACACTGTTACAAGCAATGATACAATACGACTACAACTTCCTATAGAAGTAAATGGACCTGTTGAAGAAATTCTATGGTTTATCCGACGAAAAGCAGTAAGTCTTAACAATGAATGGAATAATTACAGCAATCGCATAGAATCTGAATATAATTCTATATATAGACCATTTGAAAGCATGCTCGTATATGGGCGTATTCAAGTCAATGGATCGCCATTGATTGAGGCAGAGGGAGACTATTTCCGTCGTGATGCCGCAAAACGTCATCGCGGTGGAATTGTTGCCTATGATAATTTTGCCTATGGATATTGTTTTGCACAATCACCTGGCCTACAAAATCCATCTGGCTGGATCAATGCAAGTCGCACTTCTGATGTACGACTACGATTAGATATACGACCACCAGGGGGTTCACAAGATCTAGAATTTGAGGTTGCTGTATATTCTATTTCACTAAACTGGGTACGATTTGAAAATGGAATTGCGAATAAAGTTTTCAGTTCATAGTGAATTTATTATTTTACTCGTTGCAATATTCTATGAAGATACCCGTGTGTTTGATGAATAGGAACTTCTACAAAATGATTTGTTTCTAAAACTTTATTAGCATATGCATTAATATAATCAATCTGTGTATCATCTACAATAACATAACCACCCACCTTTAGTAAATTTAGACCATTTTTTAAATCATTCTGAATACAGTCCAAACTATGACCGCCATCTATATGAACAACATCATATGTTTCAATATGATCTGGATGTTCAGCAATCCATTTTGGCATTTCAACAATCGAATCACCTGCACAAAGTTCAAACTTTGCATCTGGAAATGCAGATTGTATATATGCAAGGCATGGTCTAACATAGGAATGATCACAAATATCAAAGACAGTAAATTCTACAGAAGAAGTATTTTCAGCGGCTCTGCCCAAAAGTAATAAAAGCGCAGAATGACCCGCATTAAATCCAATTTCACAAATACGTGTTTTTCCATTGGATCCACACCAAAATAAATTTATCTGCTTTGATACTAAATACTCATACCGTGTCAATGTATTATGATAATAAAATGTATTTCCTTCTAGTGCTTCACCGCATTGTTTCACAATTTCCTCAATGTTTTTTACATGTGATTCGACATCATTTTTCTTTTCATTATATAATGTAATACTATCTTCAATTTTCATACTATATACTATAGTATACTAATATATAGTATGCTTTAGATCATATAGTATAATATTTAGACCGCTGGACATTTCAAACGGGTACTAAGCAAAGGACTGCCTTCAGCAAAATAGTCTTGAATCTTGTTTAGAAATGTTCAGCGGTCGGCGGCAAATGGGCATTTCAAATGCCCATTGGTCTAAAATTTGATACGTTTTTTAAATCTTATATTACACAGATCATAGCACAGATGGAATATCTTCTTTCAAGACTCTTTTGTTGCTTTTGTAAGCGTACACCTTTTATTGATGTTTCAGTAGATCCAGAAACTTTTACGTCTGCAGGAGTATTCTTTACAGATGGAATTCATGTTCTTGTTGGCGAACAAAATAGTATAGATCGCATCGTCTTATCTGGAATCGGTGGAAAAAAGGAATATGACGAAACCTATATGGAGACTGCATTACGCGAAATGATCGAAGAACTCTTTGACATTATGCATGTTCCAAAAAATCTTATTAAACTACTTCAAAAAACATATACGCCTCAAATGGTCTTTCAAGTTTATACATATATTACAGTTGTCTATTCATTGAATGACTTGGAATCAATGTTATATTTGATTTCTAACTTTGGCTTACATTCAAAAGCCTATGTATCCATTCCTCTTTCACTCGATACGCTTATTGAAAATCGTATTGATACATTTGATTCAGAAATAAAATCACTCACTATACTTTCTCTTTCTATGCAGAATCTTCCTTTCAAACCAATTCATCTAGATTTTATTCATGATATTGAAAAATACAAGGAACTTCAAGATATGAACGTGTCAAAGGCCTAATACATTCCTATAGTGATCTAAGTAGATGGTGGCCTCCTTAGTCCGACTCCTTCACAGTGGGCCTCAGGATCAACGACTTCTTCCAAAAGGTGGGCCAAATATAGACGCAAAAGCATATATTAGTGTTCTTGTTCGTGCTGGACGATTCACTACAAAATGGCATCGTCTTGATTTTCAGCAAAAGCCTCAATTTGGGCAAACGGCTTTTTGTAATATTACAACAAAAGGGGAACTTATTACACGCCTCTATCTTGTAGTAACTCTACCCGATATTTATACACCTCAATTGACCGCCATGAATCTAGCAGGGGCCAACTTTGCGGGGCCACGATTTGGTTGGACAAATAGTCTTGGTCATGCACTTATTATATCCGCTACAATTGATATTGGTGGAACACGATTTGAGACACTTGATTCACGACTTCTGGAAATTCACGATGAATTTGACACACCTCTTGAAAAAGTATTAAATAAAAATCAAATGATTGGTCGTCTCCAAAATGGATTTACAGAAACAAGTCTTGGAAATTCACCCACACCGACAACATTGCATATACCGATTCCTTTTTGGTTTTCTAAAGGTGATCTTGGTGCAGCATTTCCTGTTGATGCAATTCATGTCGATGATATTCGTGTTGGAATTCAGTTTAGATCTTTGGATGGCTGTTATTATACAGACTCACGCTTAGATCAAACAGACAATTCATGTGTAGAAGGAGGTAAACTATGGCAGATAGAAGGAAGTGCATTCTATCAAATTGATCCTAGTAATGGTTCTACAGCACCGCCAGGATTATATCCACCGCCTACAGACCTTGTAAGTGTAATTCCTAATGCTATAATGCCCCTTAGATTTTCTCTTGGAGATACATATTTACTTGCTGAATATATATATTTAGATAAGGCCGAATCAAATCGTTGGCGTTTGGGGGATGTCCAAATTCCAATGGTCCAACATTATACAATAGATCCAAAAGACAGCAAAGGCTTTCCAAATGTGACAATTCCAATGGAACTTGCTAATCCAGTTCGCCATTTGTATTGGATGGCTCAGAACTATACTGCACAGTCCTATCATGCGCATTTTTTGGCAACACGTGATCTGAGTGGTGGCACTGTTCTACATGCTCCTTGGTGGCCAGATTGTCAAGGATTAAATACAACATATCCAGA